TATACAATCATTCCTTAGAACAATTGATGATTCTACTAGCACTATAAAAGGTCATTTTAGAGTCTCTAATAAAACCGACGCTTCAGATTTTGCTATATTTACTATCTCAAGTATAACTGAGGAAACTGGATATTTTAAAGTTAACTGTTCTTATGTCTCAGGACCTACAAGCTCTTTTACAAATGCTGAAGAACTTATAATCACCTTCGCTAGAACTGGTGACAAAGGTGATACAGGTAACACAGGGTCTCAAGGAACTACAGGTAACACAGGTAATACAGGATCTCAAGGTACAACAGGAACTACAGGTTCTCAAGGTACAACTGGTAATACAGGAAATACTGGTTCTCAAGGAGCTACAGGTTCTCAAGGTACACAAGGCACACAAGGCACTACTGGTAATACAGGAAATACTGGATCTCAAGGTACACAAGGTACTCAGGGTACTACTGGAAATACTGGTTCTCAAGGAGCTACAGGTACACAAGGAACTACTGGCAATACTGGCTCTCAAGGTACAACAGGAACTACAGGTTCTCAAGGTACTACTGGTACTGATGGTACAACAGGCTCTCAAGGTGCTACTGGATCTCAAGGTACTACTGGAAATACAGGCAACACTGGATCACAAGGTACTACTGGTGCTACTGGATCTCAAGGTACAACTGGAAATACAGGATCTACTGGCTCGCAAGGTACTCAAGGTACACAAGGGGTTCAAGGAAATCAAGGGTTATTTGGTGGAAATACTATACAATCTCAATATAGTACTAACACTGATACCTCTTCAGCAGCAAATGGACAGTTTAGACTCAACAATACAACTCTCTCGTCTGCTACTGTACTAACAATAGCAGGTATTCAGGATAGCATTGATATAAAGCCGCTTTTACGTACTCTTGATGATAGTTCTAGCACTGTAAAAACCACTGTCAGAATTCAAGAATTTGATAATGCAAATGTTTTTGCAGTTTTTCAGATAACTTCAGTTACTGAGAGCAATGGTGATTTTCAATGTGATGTTACTTATGTAGATGATAACGGAACATTTGTTAACATCCATACCATGAATCTTAGTTTTTCTCGAACTGGAGATAAAGGTGATACAGGTACACAAGGTACAACTGGTAACACAGGGTCACAAGGTACTACTGGTACTACTGGTACACAAGGAACAACTGGAGCTACAGGTACTCAAGGAACAACAGGCGCTACTGGTTCTCAGGGCACGACTGGTAATACTGGTTCACAAGGTACTCAAGGTATACAAGGTACAAGCTTTGATACAACGGGTGACAAAACACTTGTTGGAAATTTAACTTTAAGGTCAGATGATGGAGGCAGCGCACAAGATCCAACATTAGACCTATATCGCAATAGTTCCTCACCGGCTGATTCTGATATAATAGGTCAAATTTTATTCAGTGGTGAAGATTCAGGAGGCACTAAAACTACTTATGCACAACTTGCTAGTGGTATAACAGATATAACTAACGGCACTGAAGATGGAGATCTGGATTTACGAGTGATGTCTGCAGGTAGTATCTCTAATAGAATTTCAATTAGGGGAAATGCCACAACACGTTTTCTCGGTAAAGATGTTGAATTAGGTCCAAATATTAATTTAATATTTGAAGGTTCATCAGAAGACAGTAACGAAACTACTATAACAGCTACTAACCCCACCGCAGACCGCACTATTACATTGCCTGATGCTACAGGAACTGTCGCTCTTACCTCAGACTTACCCACCAATCAAGACTTTGGATTAGTAACAGGCGCAGTTGATGGTTCTGAAGATTATGGAAGCGTCGCGTGATAAAATTTAAAATTATAATAAGGAGTGTCAATAATGGCAACACAAGTACAATTTAGAAGGGGAAGTCGTGCTCAGAATGATGCTTTCACTGGCGCTGCTGGTGAGATTTCTGTCGATACTGATGGTAATAATCTACGAGTACATGATGGTTCTACCGCTGGTGGTATCCCACAAATGCCTACAGGAACTATACTAGCTTATGGCTCTATAACCGTACCAGATGGTTATCTACGCTGTAATGATGCAGCCGTAAGCAGGACCACTTATGCAGCACTGTTTGCAATAATTGGAACTACATATGGAGTGGGAGATGGATCTACAACATTCAATGTTCCAGACCTAAGAGACAGAGCGCCCCATGGTAGAGACACATTTACTATTGGAACTACCACTACAGCAAAAGTAGATGCTTCTGGTCAATTTGCTTCCGCTTCAGGAAGTGCTTCACCTGTTTTAACTAATGTAACAGTTGCTGCTACAGCTAAAGACTCTTCAACTACTGCAGTTGTATCTGATGTTAACGATTCTGGACACACTCATACTATCACCTATCCAGGAACCGCAGTAGAGTTTATGATAAAGACATAACATGACTGATAATATACGTGAACTTGACCAAATACAGACTGAACTTGATCGATTACATGAACGTTCTCAAGGTAATAAGGCGACTATATCTGCACATGAAGCTGTGTGCGAGGAACGTTATGTTCAAATTATGAATTCTATGACTACAATGCACGAAGAGCTACAGATTCTGCATAAAAAAGTAGATGACGTGTCTGATCTTGCTACTCAAGGCCGTACATCTCTAAAAACTCTACTCTGGATAGGCGGAGTAGTTGCAGGTGTTATTACCCTTTTAACAATGATTATAAATGTATTTCCTCGATGAGTTTTTTTAGACTAAATGTAGATAAACTATTAACTAAACTTCCACACCCTGTAACATTTAATGAGTCTCAGTGTGAGATGATTGAAGGGCTTAATAACAATCGTTTCTTTGTTCATATAGCAGCTCGTCGTACTGGTAAGTCTTATGCCGCTGCTATACTAGCGTTTGCTAAGCTACTTGAGCCTGGTCAACAGGTAATGGTTGTAGCCCCTAATTTTTCACTATCATCTATTATCTGGGATTATGTAACTGATTTAATAAAACAACTTGAAATAGAAGTAGAGCGTTTTAATCAAAAAGATAAAGTTGTTAGACTAATAAATGGATCTGTTTTTAGGCTTCTTTCAGCTAATAACCGTGACTCTCTTGTTGGCCGTGCTGCAAACCTACTTATAGTAGATGAAGCTGCTATTATACCTAATGAAGAATATTTTACTCGTGATTTACGTCCTGCACTTTCGACTTTTAAAGACTCTCGTTGTTTATGGATATCAACTCCTCGTGGAAAGGGTAACTACCTATATACCTACTATCTGCGTGGACAAGACGGTGAGTATGAAGATTGGGGATCGTGTGTCCACACCTGGAGATCTAATCCTTTACTTTCTGAGAAAGATATAGGAGAAGCACGAAAAGCTGTTTCTCGCGCACTATTTGCTCAAGAGTATGAATGTGAGTGGACAACGACTGAGACCCAAATATTTGAAGCCTTAGATGAAGCAAAACATCTTGGAGAATTTGTAGGGGAACGCTTCTCTGAGGTAATTGGAGGTCTTGACGTAGGGTACAGAGATGAGAATGTTTTTGTTGTGATTGGTTATGATGGGCAAGCATATTATTTGCTAGATGAGTATGTATCAAAAGAATCTACTACATCAGAACTTGCCTCAGCTATTCAAGAAAAGATGGATGAGTGGAATATTGACTCTATTTATATAGACTCAGCTGCTCAACAAGTTAAAGCTGACTTTGCTTATGATTATGATATATATTGTGAAAATGCTATCAAGTCAGTAAACGACGGTATAAACTTTTTACAAGTTCTTATAGAGCAAGATAATATATATTTTGATACTCTTGGAGCGTCACATACTTTTTCTGCTATGAGTTCTTATAAGTGGAACCCTAATACAGAAACACCTAAACCTGTGCATGATTGGGCATCTCATCCTTGTGACGCAGTTAGATATGCAATATATACACACTCTAAGATGAGTAATATTTCAATTTATGCCTGATCTTAGAGTCATAGTATTAAATTATAAACGACAAGAGAATGTTTTAAAAATTGTTCAGGCCCTTAGCCTGTATTTTCCTGTTACTGTTATTAACAATAATCCTAATAAAAGTTTTCCCTATCTTGGTCAGCCTATAGAAGTAATTAATAATGATGAAAATTTTATGTGTATGGAGCGTTGGGTTCGATGTTTTGAGTATAACGAAGAATATAAGTTAGTTTTAGATGATGATATACTTCCTTCCCTTTCTATTATCGAACGAATGAAATCGTTTAATGATCCAATTGTAGGAATCTATGGTAAATCAGAAGTAGAGTCCGCTACCTCTTACTCTGAGTTAGAAGATCACTGGTGCGTAGATAAAAATGTTGACTTTTTAGTAGGTAGTGCGGTACTAGTAAAGCAGTCTGCTCTAAATACAATACAGTCTTCAATTGAAAAAATTGGATACCCTAAGCGTGGTGATGATATTATTGTAAGCTATTTACTTAAAAAGCAATTTAATTTAAAGAAGTTACGCACTGTAAGCGGAAAAGTCCTAATGCTACCTGAAAGTGATGTGGGATTGAATACAGATCCTTCTCATTTTCTGATGCGTTGGAAAGTAATTGAAAAATTCAAAAATAGTTCTTGGTAAAAATAGAAAATTATCATATGATGAATCAGTTAAAAAGATTACCGATAAAATATATAAGAGATTTTATCAAAAAAGATTATAAATTACGTGATGAATGTTTTATTTGCGGTTCTAAACAGCAACTTGAGCTTCACCACTTACTAAGTGTAAGTGAGCTTTTTAATAATTGGTGTACTAAAAATCGTATAATCGATTTTGACTTAGATCAACTTAAAGCTCACCGTTTTACTTTTTCTCAAGATTGCTCTGAGCAGTTATCTCATGAAAATTTATTTACACTTTGTAGTAATCACCATAAACAACTTCATAGTATTTATGGGCAAACATATTCTAATCATCTAGCACCTAAGATAAAAAACTGGCTAGATATTCAAAGGGCAAAAAATGGCAGATGAAGAATTAAGAGGCGTTAGAAAGTGGGTGGCAGATAGATTAAAACTTAACCCTGCTCAACCCTCTATCGCTTCTTTAGAACCTTATGCATCCCCTGAAAATATTGTTGATTTTGAGCAAGCTTATCGAGAGATTGAAGTTGTTCATCGTTCAATAGATATGATAATTAATGCTTGTGTAGAAATACCTTTAGTAGTTGACGGTCAAAGCCCTGCAAAAAAAGTTAATAAGCTATTAAATATTAAGCCAAATCCTTTTGAAGACAGGGTTCGTTTATTTAGGCGTGCTTTTTTAGATTTTATTTTAGATGGAAACGCATTTTTTTACTATGACGGTACTGACTTGTATTTACTACCTGCTAATGATGTTGAAGTAGTTCCTGATGACCGTACTTTTGTATCTCATTATAATTATTTAGTATCAAATCAAGGATCACAAGACTTTTATGGTTTTGGTGGCGGTAAAAATACTAGGAAGTCAGACTCAATACAATTTTCTCCAGAAGAGATTATTCATGTCATGGCTGAAAACGAGCTTTCAATATTTAGAGGAACCTCAAAGTTAAAACCTATTCTAAAACTTATGGAACTTTATCATTACATGATCAAGTTTCAACGTCAGTTTTTTAAAAATAATGCGTTACCAGGTTTTGTATTAACAACAGATAATATTTTATCTCAAAGAGTTAAGCAACGTCTTTTAGAAGCTTGGAAGTCTACGTATACTACTATATTTGATGGAGCTAGAAATCCCGCAATATTAGACGGTGGACTTAAGATAGATTCTTTCTCAACTGTGAATTTTGATCAACTAGATTTTGAAGATTCCATAGAAAGAATTCAACAAGATATGGCAAAAGCTCTTGGTGTTCCTTACGTACTATTGAAGTCAGGTAATAATGCTAATATCGATGCTAATCAGAAGTTATTCTATCTTCACACTGTTTTACCTATATTGACTCAATTCTGTTCTGCATTTGCTCATTTTTTCAATAACGGAGTTAATATATACCCTGAAAGACTTTCGGTACCTGCGTTACAACCTGATAATAGAACTCAGGCGATCTACTATTCAACTCTCGTAAATACAGGAATTATAACCCCAAATGAAGCTCGTGAAGGATTAAGATTTCCAAAATTAGATAATAATGATAACATAAGAGTACCACAGAATATCACTGGTAGTGCGACTGATGCTACCCAAGGTGGAAGACCTCCAAGCGAGGAAACACTAAATGAGGAAGATAATAATGGATAAAACCTTATATTTAAATAGCTCCTTTGAAAGTAAAGCTTTTAAGAAAGGCTCAAAATCTCTCAACATAGCTGGATATGCAAATACAACTGTAAAAGACCGAGCAGGTGATGTTGTAACTGCAGAAGCATGGGCTAAAGGTGTAGAAAACTTTAGACGCAATCCAGTATTGCTTTATCAACATAAGCATGACTGCCCTATTGGTAAAGTTGAAAAGATTCAAGTCGATAAAAAAGGACTTTATGTAGAAGGAATGATATCAGAAGCTGCTGAAAAAACACACGGCGTCCAAACTCTTGTTAGAGATGGTGCATTAAAAAGTTTTTCTGTAGGCTTCAGAGTAAAAGACGGAAAATATAATAGAGATGATGATTCAATGCTTATCACTGATGTTGAACTACTTGAAATTTCAGTAGTATCAGTGCCTTGTAATCAAGATTCCCTGTTCTCAATTCGTAAAAGCTTTGAATCTGATAAAGATTATAATGAATTTGTAAACACACTTGAAGAAGTATCAAGTGAAGAAATTAAGATGATGCGTAGTATAAAGGCTGGAATCACCGATGTACACGATGGACATTATCACACCGTTGAAATGGAAGAAAATGGAAACGGAGTTACTACATACGCATCGCATATGTCCAACCATGCACACAAAGTTGTAAATGGCGTTGTACTAGAGGCTGAGGGTCATACTCATGCTATTACTATGATGGGTGTTCCAATTCATAATATGGAGGAAGAAGACGTTGTAAGTGAACGTCCTTTATCTCCGTCAGAGGAGGATGCAATGTCTCAAGATAAGAATGACATTGTTGAAGAAACTAAAGAAGAATCTGTAGCCGTCGAAGAAACAGTAGAAAAAGATACTGTTGAGGTTGTTGCAGAAAAATCTGAGGAGGATTCAGCAGAACTTGACACTAAAGCAACTGTCGAAGAAAGTATTGATGATATGGAAAAGGAAGATTTAGATAATGATCTAGAGATTCGTGATCCTAATGAGTCTATTCCTATGGTAAACTTGCTATCAGCAAATCCAGAGGGACTTCAGCATGGTGACTTAGTTAATTACGACCAAAAAATGTTTAGGGTAACTAAATTAGCAACTGCCCAATCACCAATCTTTAAATTTTTAGAGATTGACGCAGACGGTAAAGAAAGTGATAATGTTCTTAATGTGAATGCAGATGAACTATCACAAACCAATACCGAAATTAATTCAAAGAGTGAAGACGAAGTTTTTAACGAAAGTCTGACTAAAGAGCTTCACAATATTTCTGATAAGGAGAAAGACAAAATGGCTGATCAAGTCGTAGATACGATCGATCTAGAATCTGTTCAAAAAGAAGCAGCATCTGAGATCAAAAAAGAAGCTACTCCAGTAGTAGAAGTGTCTGAGCCTCAAGTTGCAGAACTGGTAGAAAAAGCCGGTGAAGCTATTATAACAGAGTCAGACGCAAAAGAAAAATCTGATTACACTCCTCGCGAAAGCGAGCAGGTAAGTGAGTTAAAATCTCAAATCGCTAAATACCAAGATGAGGTTAATGCACTTCAGCGTTCTAAAATGCATTATCAAGAATCATCACGTAACCAGCAGCAGTACTCTGAAAAAGAGCAAGCTAATGCTGTTATGTTAGCAAAAATGCTTAATAGAAGAGACGTATTTGACACAAAATATGGTTCTCGTATGAAAGCAGTGACAACTGTTGATCAATTCTTGAGCAACTTTTCACAAAACATTTATACAGAGATGGAACAGCAGTTAATAATTGCTCCAATGTTCAATCGCGTTTCTGTAGATGCTAGAAACTTTAGAGTACCAGTAGCAGATGAAGATACAGACGGTGATGTAGCACAGTTTGCATCAGGAACATTTGCAACAGGTATTGCAGATACAACCCGTGTTCCAACTACAAACCAGAACACAATTTCATCTGTAGACTTTACTCCACACAAGTTCATGGCTACAACACACCTTGCAAAAGACGAAGAGGAAGATGTAGTTCTTCCATTGTTGGACTTCCTACGTGCAGCAGCAACTCGTCGATTAGCTCGTGCTATTGATAAGTCAATCTTACGTGGAACAGGTGCTTTAAGTGGATTTACAGCATCACCTACAAATGCAATTACCCCAGGTACAGGCTATGCTTCTGTTATTGAGGGAATCACAAATCTAGCTTCAGACGTTTCACTTTCTGTAGCTACAGGTTCCGCAAACGATAAAGCAGATCCATCTGATATTGCAGCAGCTCGTAGTGCCATAGGTAAATACGGTCTTCAGCTTGGTAACGATCTTGTATATGTTACTTCAATTGAAGGTTATAATAACCTTGTAACAACTTCAGACTTCCAGACTGTAGATAAGTTCGGACCTAACGCAACATATCTAACTGGTTCAGTTGGTGCTGTATACGGTATTCCAATTGCTATCTCTGAGTTCCTAGATAATGTAGGATCAACAGGAAATCATGTCGGAGTCTTATTGTATAAGCCTGGATTTATGATCGCAGAACGTCGCGGTATTGAAATCGAGAGCGAGTACGAACCACGCCAGCAGGTCACTGCAATGTACATGTCAACACGTATTGACTTCAAAGCATTGACCACAAACGCAAGCTCAGCATTAGATACTTCAAAGTATTCATATGCATGTGTAGTTGACGCAGGTTAATAAAAGATTACATCTTTGGTTAACACAGGGGGAGGCGGACATCGTCTCCCCTTTTATCATTCAAAAGGAGAATTATTATGGTAGATTTACCAGATCATATAAAAAATTTAGAAGAAGCACGTGCTTATCTACTTAGACATGGGTACAGTGTTGATGTAGCTAATGAAGAGTTATCAAACTGGACTCCTTCAGGCGTTGAAGTAGTACAACCTACTCCTGAGCCTACACCTGAGCCTGAGCTCGAAATTGAAGAAGATGACGAGGAAGACGAAGAGTGGGACGAAGAAGACGAAGAGTGGGATGACGAAGAAGAAGAAGAAGACGACGACGATGAAGAAGAAGACGAAGAATAAAATTTTTAAGGCAGGTGTTCCATGGTTGATAGATTACAAGAAAATTTAGGTAAATATCCTTATATAGATTTAGCGCAAGTAAAAGACTACTTATCTATTTCTAGCACTACAGCAGATGCTAGACTAGCTAATATAATAAGTTATGCAACAGGAGTTGTAGAGCATTATATAAGCCAAGAAGTTTTAGCTAATGATTATGTAGAGGTTTTTGATGGAGGGAAGTCTTCCGTAATGGTAAGCAGACTACCTTTATCTAATGTATATTCTGTATCTGAATATAATGGTCAAGAAGACCATGTTCTTGATGATCCAACAACAATAGGAACACCTGTCCGTACTTCTACTGATTCTCTATCTTTAAGCTTTAAAAACGATGCACATCTTAACGGTAAGATTAAAAAATTTGGTAAGTCTTCTTTGGAGCTTGCTACTGCTGATTATGTCTTAGGCACTCCTGTGACTGATCAGCTAAAATTTGAAGAAGGTGATTTTACCATTGAGATGTTTATTAGAGTTGATGAAGCGACTCTACAAGATAATGTAATATTTTCAATTAATACAGACTCTTCAAATTACATGGAGTTTAAATTAGCAAATCAAAGAGGTTTAGCATTTGAGGCAAATATTGCGGGAACAACAACAATAGTACAAGGTGCGAACACAGATATCGAGACTCAACAATTTGCAAAACGTAGATGGGCACATGTAGCAGTTACGAGAGATTTAGAAAACGAAAAACTTTATTTACATTATAACGGAAACGTTATTTCAGATACATCTTTTGCGCTCGATAATTTAACTTTTACTTCTAACGTAGAAATTGGAAGCACTTTTAAAGGATATATAGACGAGGTGCGCGTATCAGAAAAGGCAAAATATACAGCCGATTTTACAAATATTAGTCAGAGATTTAGGCCTGATAATGATACTGCGCTTTTAATTCACTTTGATGGAAGAAATAATCAAACTATAGCTCAAGACGTACACAATGCTATAAACGAGTTTAATTTTTCTCGTGATATGGGCGAGGTTACACGAGATACTGGAGGTGCAGGAACGCGTGGTACCTATCCTACAAGTAGAACCTCTTATCCAGCACTAACACTTGCAGGTCCTCCTGCATTTCAGCCTTTTCCTTCAGGGGTGCGTGTGGAGTATAGAGCGGGATACGAATCTAGTGAAGTTCCACAAGATATTCAATTAGCTACTCTTGATTTTATTAAATTGATATATAAACAAGATCAAGAGAAAAAAGGATTCTCATTTGAGGGTGAACGTGGTGATAACTTCCCACTCGCTGGTAACTTCCCGCCTCATATTAGACGTATTTTAGATCTTTACAGGATAATTGCTTAATGGCAAGATATGTCCAAACCTTACAAACATTTTTTCCTAATAAAAAGATACGTGTAGATGTAGGGCTTCGTTCTCAAGAAGCTAAAAAGCTTGGTTCTATAAGAAATGAAGTAACTCGTGCAGTATCAGAT